ACAAGTGCGGTTGGATTCCTGCTAAGGAGCGTGAGAAGCTACGGGGGACAGATCCGATGACGTTTGCTAACCTGAGTAAGGTTAAGCTTGGGCGTAACGTATTTGGTACAGTGACTATCTCTGATGCGGTGTTACCAGATGGCACCCCTGTAGAGGTGAAGGACTTACCGGTGCGTATGCGTCTCGGACCTTCAAACTTCTATGAGATCTCTCAGGTTATGGGTAAGATGATTCGTCAGCAGTGTATGCCTATCCATCATGATATCAAGCTATCATACGTTATCGAGAAGCGTGGTTCTAATCGTTTCGTTGTATTGAAGTATGAGCCAGATCTTGTTAAGATGCACACACTTACGGATGGAGGAAAGGACAACCTTCAGAACTTTCTTGACCTAGTCAAGATTGAGAACGAGAAAGTTGTTGAGAAGATGCGAGAGAACATGGTCACAACGATGCATGATGACTTTGAAGATGTAACTGAGGTAGCATAATGAACGCTGTACAGGAAAAGATGGAGGTCTTCTTAGCGGGTAGTCCCAAGATCCCAGAAGACATTATCTTTAGAGCCAGCCAGATGTTTAACTCTAAGCTGACTAAGTTCAATTGGTCGGGCCGGAAGCGGGGGGGATTACCCTCCCTCTCCCAGGTCGGAAAGCCCTTTTGCCAACTTCACGCAGAAAAGCTAGGTTGGGAAAAGGTACAGGAATCTGACTCGTTTAAGATTAAGATGCTATATGGTGACATGACAGAAGTCATCGCCGTTGCCATGTTACTAGCGGCAGGTATCGAGATCGTAGAGTTGAACATGCGTGTTCAGATGCCTATCAGCGATAACGAAAAGCTATCCGGTGAACTAGACCTAATCATTAAGGAGGGTAACACATACTCTGTGTGGGATATCAAGAGTGCTTCAAAGTTTGCGTTTGAAAAGAAGTTTGCTTCTTACAACGCACTAAAGAACAATGATGACTTTGGGTATCTACCTCAGTTGTTTGGGTATACTGAGGCTGTTGCTGAAACTTATCCAGGTGTTAAGGCTGGTGGTTGGATTGCTATCAGCAAAGAAAGCGGAGAACTGAAATTTGTTTTAGCTGATGCAGACGATCAAGTAGAGTACGTTGACAACATAAAGAACACGATTACTAAGTTAAAGGATGCAAATGAAGATAACTTTGTACGAGGATTTGAAGATGTTGAAGAAGTCTTCTACAAAAAGCCAACCGGCAATCGTAAACTAGCAATCAACTGTTCGTACTGTGGTTTTAGGCATAAGTGTTGGCCTGGACTACGTTACGAGCGCAACCCTAAATCAAGGTCCGCAAATGCCTACAATTTCTACACGGTCTTCCAAGAAGAAGATTAAGACTTCTTCGGCGAAGGCCAAAGGTAGGCGTCTCCAACAGTGGGTACGTGACTATCTTCACACCAATCTAAAAGGAATAGAACCGGATGATGTCACGTCTACCCCTGGAGGAGTTAACGGCCCGGACATTGGATTGAGTCCTCTTGCGAGAAGGTTGTTTCCTTGGACAGTAGAATGTAAGTCTAGGTCATCCTTCGCGGTGTACTCCGCATTAGAACAGGCAGAGAATAATCTACTTGACAAAACTAGACCAGTCGCTATCTTACGGGGTGACCGCAAACGACCACTGGCGTTACTATACGCCGAAGACTTTATGGAGATAACATGCGAAAAGAAAAAATAATGCACGATATAGTTTTACCTGATAACACTTCAGCTATCTTCTTTCATTTTAATGAAGAAACCGGTATGATTGAGGTGTTCTTGGGAGACTTCTCAACCGACGAAATTAAGAACAGTCAGGGCTATCAACAGAAGAGGGCTGTAACTGACTATATCGAGTCTGTTTTAGAGGGAGTAATTCAAGAGGCTATCGAAGAGGCTAACGAACGCATCGAGGTTGATGAACCTCAGCGCGTAAAGGCTGAAGGTAACGTGTACAGTGTAAATTTTTCTAAGGAGATCCACTGATGGCCCGAACTCGTGACATCTTGTTAGGAGAGGCTGGCGATTTAATTAACAAACAGAGAGAGACGGATTATGGCGAAGCTTCGAAGAACTTTCAGGACATTGCCACTGGTTGGTCCATCATTTTGGGTACCACTGTTGACCTAGAAGATGTGGCGTTAATGATGGCATGGTTAAAGATGGCTAGGTTATTCAAGAGTCCTAATCATAGAGATTCTTGGGTAGACCTGATTGGATACGCTGCTCTAGGCGGCGAACTAAGTGAGCGATAAGGAGAAAATATATGTCGAACTTAGAAGATCTTGAGAAAGAAATTAAGGAAAAGACAGACGAGTTAAATCGTCTGAAGTATAAAAGCTTTTATGAAGCTAAGGATGCGTACAAGGAAGCGTACTCTGAAGCAGAGAGGGCGTACACTAATCTTCAGCGGGCGTCTACTACTCTAGTCCGAGAGCGGTCTAAGATCCAGAAGACAGATGTTTCTGTATCTTCTTTAGATCTTTTCGATCCTTTCGGTAAGGTCTTCCGTACACTACTGTCGACGTAACATGAAGGTTAGAGTGAGAATATACGCCACCATAGATAGTGAGGCGTATTGGGTTCCAGCAGACGGTGCTCTAGGAGTAGAATCCGATCTAGAGGGTTTACTCCTGGACGCTGTTGAAGAATGTTTAGATGGTATTGAAATTAAAAAAATCGAGGTAAAAGTATATGACAGCGTTTAAGTCTAATAGGAACCCAATGTTCCGCTCAAAGTTTTCAGAGGATATCTTTAATCTAAAGTATTCTCATACAGGCTGTGACACATGGCAGCAATTGGCTAGTGTTTTAGTTAAGGATGTCTGTGGGAATCTTCGCGACGATGAAGAGAACCTGATGTCTGTTTCAGAACAGAACCAACTGACCGAGTATATTAAGGATCTAAAGTTTGTACCCGGTGGTCGTTACCTATACTATGCCGGTCGTAAGAATCGATTCTATAACAACTGCTTCTTGCTCAAGGCAGAGGAGGATAAGCGAGAGGATTGGGCTAACCTATCCTGGAAGTCTGAGTCTTGCCTTATGACCGGTGGTGGTATCGGTGTAGACTACAGCGTATATCGTGAGTCAGGACGAACTTTAACTGGTACAGGTGGTGTTGCGAGCGGTCCTATCCCTAAGATGCAGATGATCAATGAGATCGGTCGTCGTGTAATGCAGGGTGGATCTCGTCGCAGTGCCATCTATGCCTCTCTAAATTGGAAGCACAATGATATCCCATCTTTCTTAACTACTAAGGATTGGGATCGAATCCCTGTCGGTAATACCGGCTACACATTAAAGCAGATTAAAGAGCAGGATTTTAATTTCATTGCTCCCCTTGACATGACCAACATCAGCGTTAACTATGATACTGAATGGTTATTGAACTACTGGAAAACGGGTGACGTTGGTGAGGTGTTCTTGAAAAATGTTGAGCAAGCACTTCGATCTGCGGAACCGGGCTTCAGTTTTAACTTTATGGAAAATGAAGATGAGACGCTACGGAACGCCTGTACTGAAGTTACTTCTGCTGATGACAGCGATGTGTGTAATCTGGGTAGTATTAACTTGGGTCGTATTGAATCGATCAGGGAGCTTGCCGATGTTGTCGAACTAGGTACTAAGTTTCTAATCTGTGGTACCCTACGTGCTCAACTACCTTACGATAAGGTTTATAAGGTTCGTGCTAAGAACCGTCGATTAGGGCTGGGTTTAATGGGTATGCACGAATGGCTTATCAAGAGAGGTGGCAAGTATGAAGTTAACGAAGAGTTGCATCGATGGTTATCAGTCTATCGAGGAGTATCAGATAAAGCCTCTGCACGATTTGCTGATCAACTTTCCGTATCTCGTCCCGTCGCAAACCGAGCAATCGCTCCAACAGGAAGCATCGGCATCCTGGCTGGCACTACTACGGGAGTCGAACCCTTATTTGCGGTAGCTTATAAAAGGAGGTATCTAACTAACGGAACACGATGGAAATACCAGTATGTGGTTGATAGTGCAGCACAAGAACTTATCGACATTTATGGAGTAAAACCGGAGTCGATTGAGTCAGCACTTGATTTAGCACCGGACTATGAGAGGCGCATTAAGTTTCAAGCCGATGTCCAAGACTACGTCGATATGTCTATCAGCAGCACTATTAATCTTCCAGAGTGGGGTAGCAAGATCAACAACCCGGATACAGTAAAAGATTTTGCTAACACATTGGCAAAATATGCACACCGGTTACGTGGTTTCACTTGCTACCCAGATGGAGCACGAGGTGGTCAACCGCTTACTCCTGTATCTTATAATGAAGCAGTAGATAAACTTGGTGAGGAATTTGAAGAACATGTTACGACGCATGACATCTGTGACATTACAGCAGGAGGGACTTGTGGTGCGTAAAAAATGGCCTTATCCGATGTCGGATATTGTCCAGCAAGGTCGGGAGGGGTTTCGAAAGAACGGTCGGAATCCCTACCCGGTCCACTCTGACCGAGCTAGAGAATGGGAGCGAGGTTACAACCAAGCCTACTATGAAAACTTAGCAAGATTGGAGAATGTATAAATGCCGTTTGATTCTGGAGACTATGAAGCGAATAAAGAGAAGGAACGTGCACAGCAGAAAGCATATAGAGAAGCAAATAAAGAGAAGATAGCTGCACAGCATAAAGCATACAGAGAAGCAAATAAAGAGAAGATAGCTGCACGGAATAGAGCATACAGAGAAGCGAATAAAGAGAAGGTAGCTGGACTGAATAAAGCATACAGAGAAGCAAATAAAGAGAAGGTAGCTGCACGGCAGAAAGCATACAGAGAAGCAAATAAAGAGAAGATAGCTGCACGGCAGAAAGCATACAACGAAGCAAATAAAGAGAAGATCAAAGCATACAAAGAAGCAAATTTACCGAAATACATGTTTTCTAACGCGTATAGCCGTGCAAAGAAAAATAATATACCCTTTAATCTAACAGAGGACTACCTGAAAAGTATCTACCCTTCTGATATGATCTGCCCGGTGTTAGGTTTTGAAATGTCAGTGGGGTTGGATGAAAATGGGTCGAGTGAGACTTCTCCATCTTTGGACAGGATCATTCCTGAAAAAGGGTATGTACAGGGTAACGTAGTAGTTGTATCAATGCGAGCTAACACAATAAAAAGAGATGCAACACCAGAAGAGCTTCGAAAGGTTACAGATTTCTACGAGAAAGTGTTTGAACAGCTAGACGATAGTCAACTAGAACTGGACTTTATGAATGAAAGCTGAACTAGTAGATTGTATGGGTACTGACTTGACGGTGGTTAATGCCGCTAGAGTTAGCTTTAATAAGGAGTCTCATTTCAAATACACTGAAATGGGTGAGCATCTAGAAGATCGAGATGTTAAACTTATTAAATATCTAGCTGACAATAAGCACTTCACACCGTTCACGCATTGTACTATCACTATGCG